GAATGATAGGTAAAAGAGAAATGCAAAAGATAACCATGACAGAGAAATTGATAAGAAACGAAAACGAGGCTATTGAAGCGATAAAAGCAAATATGCCAACAAGTGGGTATCAGATGTTGAGAGAGTCACTTGATATAGCGATCAAAGCCCTCGAAGAAATCCAGCAGTACCGGGCTATCGGAACCGTGGAAGAAGTAGAACAGAATGCCAGAGACTTAAAAAGGCAGATTGAGCATTCGGAACATTTGGCAGAAGTTTTAAAATCTACCAAAAGCTTACTTGAAAAGAGAGGACGGTTATTATCGGATTATTGTAAAATCGGAACTGTGGAAGAGTGCCGGGAAGCGGTGGAGAAGCAGAAGCCGAAGAAAATTATTAGGATTGTAGGACGGTATCCTTATAAATGCCCGACATGTAACGGGAAGTTAGAAATCGGATATAGACATTGTATAATATGCGGTCAATTATTAAGGTATCCATATGAGAATTTGGAGGAAATGGAAGATGAGTGAGATGACAGATAAAGTGTATGAGATTCAAGATGAGCTTGAGAGACGGGCAAACATAGAGCTACAAGAAGCTACCACATATCATAAAGGGTATATAAAAGCCTGTGAGGATTTTAGCAGAGCATTGAGAATTGCAGTGATTGAGGTGCAGGAGGAAGGTGAACAGAATGAGACTGATTGACGCTGACGAATTGATAAAGGACAGAGTAGAAAATGACCCTGTGAGAATCGCGGCTATGTGTGCGCCGACTGCATATGATGTGGAAGCAGTTTCCAAGGCGTTGAAAAACGAGATGGAATTTGTTGTAAACGAATATCCAGTGTATGGGAGATATATTAAGAAAAATCGTGCGATTGAAATTTTACATTCTGGTGTTATTCCACAAAAGCCACAGGAAAGCCCAGACGGAAAACGTCTGAGGGAGAGGGAAGAATTTTTTGGAGAGGAATAAGCATGAGAACATATACAGTTATAGAATACGAAAAGGAAGATTATCAAAATTTTAAAGATAATCTTACGGACGAAAAAGCGATTGACATATTAGAACGAATTTCAAGAGGATGGTTGCCTAATTATAATTTTTCGGGAGAAGAAAGCGATTTTGAGAATTATTGTTTACATCAGGCTATATATCGTGCTCAAGATGCGTTGAGAGAAAGGACAAACAAATGAGTAGAGTAAAACCGATATTATTCAATACCGACATGGTTCGGGCGAGTTTGGACGGTAGAAAAACGGTTACAAGGCGGTGTATGAAGCCGCAACCACAAGGATATTTTGAAGTCAATGAAGAACCACTATACATATACGATACGAGTTTAGGGCAAGGACAGATACACTCGCCTTATCAGCCGGGAGATATTCTGTATGTTCGAGAAACGTGGCATAAATATACAAAGCGAGTAGGAACAGGCGAGTGTTGTCATATGGCTGAGTTTTACGGATATAAGGCAAGTATAGCCAATTCAGAAGATGCTGGAGAGAGGTGGAAACCATCTATCCACATGCCGAAAGAAGCCGCCCGTCTCTGGCTGAAAGTTACGGATGCGAGAGTGGAGCGATTGCAGGATATAACGAACAAAGACGTTGAAAAAGAGGGCGTTGAAAAGAAGTGTATTGATAGCTATATACGGCAAATGCCTTGTGAAACAGAAGAATACATTAGACTTGCTTACATTATTGCTTTTCAAGATATATGGGATTCCATCATCAAAAAGAAAGACCTGCTACTCTACGGTTGGAACGCAAATCCGTGGGTATGGGTAATAGAGTTTGAGCAGTGCAAGAAAACGGAGGAGATATAAGATGGCAATGAGAAACATTTTACATATAAGCAAATTACAGGAGTTTGAAGATTTCCTTGAAACAAAAGGCTACATGATTGTAGCAACAAGTAAGAATCCGTTTGAAGTTTTGAGGGCACAGAAAGATGGAGATACGGTTATTGTCTATCAGAAGAAAGACACAAAAGAACATTTGTCTACAATGGACAAAGATTATCACCTTGTGCGGGAGTTTATTAAGAGACAGAGAGTGCAGACCAACGCCGACAGAATTAGAAGCATGACAGACGAGGAACTGGTGGAGTTTCTAGCTAAGACAGTTTGGAGAATGGGCGAAAATATATTCAGTTGTAAAAATAGTTCGCTTTACCCTGAATGTCTTGACGGAATGTGTGAAAAATGTCCATGCTACTTAGACTGGCTGAAAAGTCCGGCAGAAAGGGGAGAATAAAAGATGAGCAGAGAAATCTTATTTAAAGCCAAGCGCAAGAACTGGCGGGAACTGCCGAAAGATGAATGGTGGGTAGAGGGAGATTTGCGGCAGGATAGAGATTTAGAAACGGCTTTTATTTCCGGCTGGGACTATTACACGTCGGAAAGTGGGCTAGAAAGAGAGCCGTTTGAATATGAAATCGACCCCGAAACCTTCTGCCAGTATACGGGGAAAACTGATAAAAATGAGAAGAAGATTTGGGAGAATGATATAGTCAGGACATCCAAATTCGGGAAAGACGATGGAAACGGTCATAATTATGCGGGATTTGATGTGTTTGTTGTTAAATGGGATAACGGTGGGTTTGCACTATTTAACAAGCGGAGACGATTTAATTTGCGCACAGATGAAAAAAGCTATGAGGTTATCGGAAACATTTACGACAATCCCGAATTATTAGGAGGTGCAGAATGATATGAAAAAATACATTTGCCCGAATTGCGGATTTAGATACTCCCTCCAAACGCATAAAGATGGGAGAAAACGGTCGTGTAAGAATTGCGGGTGCAAACAGGTATATAGTAGCAAAGCTGTATTGGAGACAATAATGAGACTGGAATTGCTAAAATCTCATTCTAGTTTGAACGATTGAAGGAGAGAGAATATGAGCAATCTTAAAATCACGCAATTGCCCGAATTGCGGACAGGCTATTGAAAATGAAAGAGAGCTAATTATGACAAGTGAATTTTATAAACCCCTTACACCCTCCTTTAGGAATGACATAAACACTGCCATAGAGAATCAAATTAAAGAGTTAAATACTTGTAAGGGCAATGCTTTTGTAAATATGCAGATTATTGGATTGACAGCACATAAAAATCTAATAAATGCATTGCCAGACGGTTATCCGATACCGTGTAAAAAATGAGAATTTGGAGGGAATGGAAGATGTTATATCCCAAAACTAAATTAGAGAAAAATCATACTTTTTGCACTTGCAGTATACCGAATTTCCGAAATGCGTCTGAGTGGAATAAGCCGATAAAGAGAATATCTAAATTGGTATTGCCGAAAAGTCCTTATGGAGAAACGACACATTACTTGTGCGAGGACTGTATTAAGAAAATATATGGAGGAATAAAAGATGAGTGAGATTAAATTAAAACCGTGTCCTTTCTGCGGAGGCGTAGCACAATTAAATTATGAACGCATTACGGGAGAGAATAAAGGATTTTGGGCACAAGTAATCTGTAAAAAGTGCCACGGACGAAGCGGTGGAACATGGGCAGGGTCTTATAGTGCGGCAGAGCGGAAAGAAGTTAATACGTGGAACAGAAGGGCAGGTGAACAGAATGAGTGATGATTTAATCAGCAAGAAAGCAGTTATAGCTTTAATTGATAAACTCGGATATATCAATGTCAGTAGTCGAGATAATTTCAATGCAAATCGCAGAATGGATAAAGTCAGACAGGAGGTTGTTAAATTGCCAACAGCCTTTGACACGGAAAAGGTGATTGAGGAATTGAAATCGGGAACAGAGGATTCCAGAAAAATTTGGCACAGGTTTGGTGACGAACATGCCATTGGAGAAATGAGTGCATATATAAGAGCCATTTCTAAGAAAATAGGATATCCGGTATATCTCGATGTACTACATAATTTCCCTGGATACTTAAAAGGAACAGCTAAAAGAGATGTAAGAAAAATTAAGGAAATTATGCAGAAATTTGAATATGATGATGATTTTATAGAAAGTGTCAACGATGATTTCTGCTTAGGGTGGAATACGGCGAAGGAAATTATTTCCAAAATGTTATCTGATATATATTGGAAGAACAACAGAAACTAAAAAGGGTTTAAACCAGGAGATCAGAGATGGAGAAGTTATTAAACAGACCATATACGAACGAAGAAAAGAGGCAGATTCTTGATATGCTGCGGGGAAACATAAACAGAATATCTGTCTCGACTGATGTCGAAGAGATTGTATGTCAGCTAAATTTTGCTGTGGAGAGGCTGTCTGCGGTGGCTTATTCGAGGATTAAGGAGATCAGAGATGGAGAGATTAACAGTACCAGATGAAAAGATAGACGGCGGATTAAGAAGAGCCATCATTGACGCCCGAGAAGTACGGAAAGAAGCAATGACTATTTACTGGGCGTTAAAGAAATACGAGGACACCGAACTTACACCGGAACAGATCATGGAGCTGAAGGAGCGGGATACGGCGAAAGAGATCCTTCATATTCATCAAGAGTTTTCAGAACATCAGTGGAGAAGAACAGCGGAAGGTAAAATTGATGAATTTGCTATGTATGTTGATTGCCATAGTGGACCTGTATGTGAGCGGTGTGGGTATAGCTTTTGCGAACACTGTGAACCAAATGGTTGGGATGAAGAACCGTGCGTAATAGATGAATACCGATGTCCAACTTGTAATGAGAATATAGGTAGATCCGATAAATATTGCAAATATTGCGGACAGAGGTTGAAATAGGAGGACTGAGGATGTGGATAAAAACAGAAAGAAGAAGTAGCTTGATAATTCGGAATTGTTGAAAGGAGAATAATGATGCATATCAAGGTAAAACAGGGAATTGATAACTGTTATATGGCTCACGAATATGAGCATCCTGGTTATGAAGAAGATCTATGTGCAGGGTTGCGTACATTGAATGGCGATGGAGAACCGTGCGGAAAATGTAAGAACTGTTATTTATACTACGGGCATCCGATGTGGAATAACGAGGGCGACATGCAGAAGAAAATAGATGTAACAATAAGTCTTTTCTATGAGGTTAGAGATGCGGAAATATTTGGAGGTAAAGGAGAAGTCGGGTATTCCCAAAGTAGTATAGACCTCCATACAGAGAATCTGACGAGTTTTAAATTGCAGGAATACGCACAAGATCAGATAGCAGGGATTGCAAAGTTTTGCAAAGTTCCGCAAGAGAATATCAGGATAATCAAAAGACAAGAGTATGAAGAGAACACGGAGGAAGACTGATATGCAGGAATTGGAGAAACTCGGAAAAATTATGAGTGTAGTAATGGATAATTGTGACGATTGTCCCCTTGAAAGAATATGTAGTTCTGCTGTCTGCTATATCGAATGGAAGAGGTTTTTTGAATCAAAGGTAAAAGAGGAAGGATTAGAGAAATGCAGGAATTAGAGAAGGTTGAAGTAACGGTGGTGCAGGTTCCGAAATATGTGAGATATACATGTCCTCACTGCGGCGAAGAGGTTGAAGTTGATTTTGATGATTTTTTTGATGACAGGATAAGTGATTACTGGCCAGACTGGGAAGGAGATACTGTAATTTGTAACGAATGCGGCGCGGATTTTACAATAGGTAGTGTGGAGGTGGACTAATTGCAGGAATTAGAGAAGATTCTGGAAGAGATAATAGAGCAACTAAAGGCAGAGGGATGCATTATAGATAATGATGCAGGACATAGAGCGGTAGATATCATCCGCAAGCACATGGATAACAATAATTTGTGCGAGAAATGCAGCCGGAGAAAATGGTATCAGATAGGATATAAAGATGGAAAGAATGACGGCTGGATTCCGGTGGAGGAGCGTTTGCCGGAAGTGCCAGACGATATGGAGGACGAGTATTGTCCAGAGTTTAACGTAACAATAAAAGGGGCAAGCCGCGCAACAACTCTAAAGTACAGTCCAGACGGCGCATGGTTTGACGACTCGGGACAAGTATATGTTGTTATCGCATGGCGACCTCTTCCAGATTTATACAAGAAAATACAGGAGGAAAATAAATGATAAGGGTAACTCATAAACGAAACAGATCAAAGGTACTCAGGAATCGGAAGAACAAAAGGTATATGAGACGGCATATGGATGTACTGAGTTACTTAAGGGAAAGGGTCAGTGATAAAAATGAGCACAAGGGATACATACCTTAAGGATTATGGACTGACATACGAAGATGGGAGACGGATCGTT